TGGTTTCTTTTTAATGCTGTCTTTGCCTGTTCAATATAATTTGGTACATCTTCGGGAGGAACGTTTCCAACATCGATATAAAACACGCGACGTTCAGGCGCCCTGATAACTCTGTAAACCAACATGGCATCTTCGATAAGAATCAATTGTCTCCAAATTCTTCTTGCAGATTCTAATACGGAAGATCCGTAAGGAAGAAAAGCATCGTTGCCAAGAAGTCTGAAATGGCTTACTTGCCAATTTTCCAAGGCCTGATTACCCTGCGTAATCCATCTAAACCTTACGGCGGAAGGGTCGTTAGGATCAAACCCCTCTTCTCTTTCCATCTCAGTAATAGAAATAGGATATGCATTAATAACACCAAATTCTGGTGATACATCATTAAAGAGGAAGAAGTCTCCGTACTTACATAGATTTCTTACCCACATAACCAGATTAAAATCAATGTTTAGGGTATCATAGAATAGAGTTTCAAGCAATTCTTTTATTTTTCTGTTTTCAGAATAAATGTGTAGACTTCTGCCATAAGCATCTGGAGCCACAGATTCTTCAGCGTATATATCTAAAGCGGAAGCGATCTCCGGAGTAGATTCCATTTCTGAAAAATCAGAGTATCTTGCCATTCTATCAAATGTTCCATAAGCAGACAAGGTGCTGTTATAAACATCTGAATGTGCCTTTTTAAAAAGATCCACAGCTGACGATGCGTTAGCATCAGACTTGTTGAAATTTCTGACTCTTCTCTTGATGGTAGGACCAGAAGAAAATAGTTTTGTCAGCCTTTGAAATAAGTTTTGTTCTGCCATGTCTGTCCCTTGGCTCTATTTTAAAAGCCAATCGAAGTTTTTGAAGGGGCTATTATTTGAGCTCCAACTTTTTCTAACATCCTGAGTATAATTACTACCGTCAGTAATAATTGCAGGTGATTTTATTACTGTATCATCAATTTGTGTACTGTTAACACCAAAACCTGCTAACATTGCTGCATTTATATCGGTTGACTGTTTGGTATATTGTGGATTTGTATCATAAAGCCACACGCCAATCGCAAGACTCATAACTAGGTCGTCGTTTGCGCCTTTTCTAGCTTGGGCTTTCTTTCCTTCCCAGACGAATGTTTTCATCTCTTCGTAAAATCGACTCGATCTAATCATGATCTGTTTAGTTCTCAGTGTTTCTTCTAGCTTTGTGAGAATCATCGTTCTAGATCTAGCCTGTGTTGAGAAGCCGGCTTTCGATATGTCTCCGCCACCATAAAGAAATGAGTACTTATCCTTTTCGTTTTCGAAGTATATATTCTTGTAGCCAAGATCTCTTAGTTTCATTATAACCGCGTATCCGTACGAATTGCTTTCTGGACAAATCGTTGCCTGATTGTATCTTCTTCCAGCCTCAGCCAACACTTGAGCGAATCTATCCGGAGGTAGTTTTCCCCTATATTCGCAGACAACACTAGACAATTCAACGTCTATGACATGAAAGGTCGAATAGTCTGTTGCATCGCCTCTGGATACGTCTGCAGAAATGATATATTTTTTAGAGGACAGAGGGTAGTCCCAAATCCATGCATTCATGTCAGGACCCCATCTTTCCATGGGATCTTTTATTAACTGTCTGTAGTGTTCGATGTCTTCAGACTGTAGAAACGTTTCTCCAGAGGCTTGAAAGTCGCAAAGCAATTCTTGGGCGATTTGCTTAGTCGACATGTTCCTTGTCTCTTCAGCAAACCAATCCTCGTCTCTGTCCGGATGTACGTCCCACGGAAGCTTGATAGGATTAAAAACGTTTTCGCCGGACTCAGCTTGCATCCATAGATCGTAGTACTGCCCTCCAACACCATTCGGAGTTGATAAGACAATTGCCTGACCACCAGTTGACAAAGTTGGATACAATCCAGTCCAAATAGTATCAAAGTTTCTAACAAAAGCAGCCTCATCTACAATAAGCAGTGTCAAAGCTTCAGAACGACCGGCATCTTCTGATGTAGGAATAGCCTTGATAGTGGATCCGTTAGAAAATTCTAGAGCCTGTTTATTGTTATTTATTATTTCTGGTAACAACAGCCATTTAGGCATGGAATGTAAAACAAACTTAACTTTCCTAATGAAATTTTGAGCAACAGAAAGCTTTGTAGCAATGACTAATATATTTTTATCTTTATAAAAAATAGCTAGCCAGGCAGCATAGGCAGCTGAAATAGTAGAAAGACCAAGCTGCCGGCTTTTGAGCACGATATTAAACCTGTGCTTTCTAAAGTCTTCGACACATTGGTCTTGAAAATCATAAGTTTTAAAAGGTATTGCACCCTTAACAGGATGCTGGATCTTTACGTATTTATTAAAGAAATAACTTGGATCCTTTCCGCATTTAATGATTTCTCTTACTTGGTGTTGCTTCTGTTTTGGAGCCATTAAGATATCTCAAAAGTTATCGCTCTTCTGTAGTATGCAATTTTTCTTTCACTGTAAGCAGTTGCAGAAATAAGCTCAACATCATCATTGTTGGAAACTTCTTTTAATTTCAAGGCTCGACCAGCTTGTTCTCTAAAGTCATCCTTTACATCTCTAAGTTTCTTGTCTAACATTTCGTTTGATTGTCTTTCTTGTTCTTTTTTTTGCGTCAATAAACCATCGGAACTATTAAAATGTACCACGGTTGAGTACTTTAAAGTGAGCAGATTTCCCGATAAGCTAGTTGCGATTCCGTAACCTGCATCCCTTGTTGAAGATTTTCCAAAAGTGTAATTTAAAACATTACCTAAAATGTTGGTTTCTTCGAAAGATAAAATTTGTGCTGGTGTTTCCATGTCATTTCTCCTTGACTATATAATAATTATTGAGTTTCGAATAAACTTCTTCTTTTTTTGGTCTCCAACCATTTTTCCATTTTTCCAGATTAGGCCAATAAAAGAGATCTTGGCAATCCGTACAGACTCCATGGTTCTGTACGGATTCAACATCTTCTAAACCTCTTAAAGCCAACTTGCACAAAGGGCAGTCAAACTTTAGTTTTTCGAAACCTTCTTCGATAACTATATCAAAATCCTTCTTTCTTATGACTTTGTTATCCATAAACTACCTTGGCATTTTTATCATAACTGGTTATTTCTATGATGTCGTCGACACAGTCCTTTACGAGATCAACATGACTGATTAGCACAATTAAACGATACCAACTTCTTAGCTTTTGTAAAAGACCTGTAACAGCCTCAACGTTAGCAGAATCTAGACTTCCAAAGCCTTCATCGATGATTAGCATATCTGATTTAGAGAGCGAAGATATATTGGTCAAGGCAACTCTCAACGCTAAGCTTGAAACCATCTTTTCCATTCCAGAACCGCACTCAATCGGTCTTCTACTGTCTCCATAGTTGATATACATTTCTGTCTTAGAATCATCTATTTCCAGTTCTATGGTAAAACCTACAGCATCTTGAAGAATCGAGCTCAGTTCCTCATTTATGGAAGGTACCATAGACTGCAAAATAGTAGCAGGTATACCTCTCCAGCTTGTAGCAGACATTAGAAATTCATACACGGACCAATCGACCAGCACCTGATTGTACTCTTTTCTTTCCGTCTCAAGGTTATCTAATTTTTCCTGTTGCACACCGATCTTGGTAGCAAGCTTTGATAACTGGGATTGTAGGGAATTTTTGGTTGAACGAATGTCTCCAATCTTTTCCTCAAGCTCAACTATTTCTTCTGCAAGTTTAGGATCAGATGCCTTCTTTGCGATCTCCAGTTTTGATGATAATTCTTGTAACAAAGAACCTAGAGAAGAGAGTTCAGATGTGTGCTTCTCTTTTTCTAACTCTAAATTAGACAATTTTAATTTTAGCTCGGTTACCTTAGATTTTCTTTTGTCGAAATTATCAACATAATTTTTCGCGCGATCGTATTCTTCATCATTTATTTCATCTAACAGATCCTGAAATTTCTGTGTTAATTCAGCTAGCTCATTCTCCAACTCTGGTAACTCTCCTTGGGCTTTGTGAGATCTAGAGATAAATTTACAGGAAGGAAAACTATCCCCACAAGGAACTTCCTTAAGTAATTTGGCAGATTCGGTGTTCTGTCTAATGTTTCTGTTTACGGAAGAAATAGAGGTTTCAAGTGCAGAAGCTGCTGTTTTTAGTTTCTCAGTACTTTTTACCTCAGCAGCTAGCAGATTGTATTTATCTTGATCCAAAGCCTGTTCGGCACCAGAAATAATCTGCACAGCCTTAGATATTTTAGCATCGGACTCAGTAATGATAACATTTAGTTCCGATATTCTATCTTCGGTCTCCCTTATCCTATCTTCAATGGTACCAATATCATCAACGTCCACCGTAACATCAGACCGTATAGATTGAAGTTTTGCGAGTTCATCCTCTAGTTGAGACGTTTTGAAAGTTAATTGATCTTGGCACTCATCTCTTTTGGTTCTTAAGTCTTTAAGAACAGCCAGAAAGCCTTCTCTTTCTTTCTCGTAATCTTTTCCCTTAAAAGACTTCATCCTGGCCTTTGTTTCCATGCTAGCATCTCTAAATATTTTATTAAGTTCAGAGAATACATCTAGACCTAAGAACCTACAGATTGTCTTTCTTCTTTCGGATCCACCCAAGCTGATAAAACTGTTCATTCCTCCCTGAGACGCAAAAGATGTAAGTAGAAAATCATCACTAGTTCCGATTAGGCTCGTTAGCTCTTTTTCCGTTTCTCTTCTTTGTTCTCCGGACATATCTTTTACAATAGTGCCTTCATCATCTACTTCATATAGATTAAGATAAGTCATGACTGTTTCTGAACCTCTAGACATACATTTAACAGACTGCCTCTCAGACCTATATATCTGATCATTGACCGAGAAAGATATGGCTGCCTGGCAATAATCTGCTCGCGCATTAACTACGTGAAGATTAGAAACAATGCCTCTGTCGTTTTTGTTATATAGACCGTAAGTGATTGTCCCAGGAATACTTGATTTTCCCGCACGGTTTCTTCCAAACAATCCAATGATGCCGCTAAGCTTGGTAAAATCAATGATATTATCTTTTCCGTAGCCGAAAGTATTGTCAAACTCCATTTTCCTTATCGACCATCTGTTTCCATGTTGTAAAGCTTTTAGAGAATTGTTCAAAGCTGTATCAACTTGGTTGTCTATTTCTGACCAAAAGGCATCTGGTCTTTCGGTATCTCCGTTATACGTACGCAACAATTTCTTAATTGTTCTTTCGTCAAGCGTGCCAGATTTTGCAATAGCCGAAACTTCTTTGGAGACAGGCATCTCTTTATTCGCTGT